GGTGTACGCCAAGAAGCAGCCTTCCCAGCTTGGCTTCACGCATATGCCTGCGCCTGCGTGGGGCGTCTACCACCAGCGGCGTTTGATTGTCCCCTATTACTACAACACCACGGGCAGCAGCGGCAGCGAAACAATTACCGACCGGAACGTCAGGGATGAAATCCTCCTATCGGACGTATTCGACTCTGACACTTATGACCGCATCCAAAACCAGCTAAAGGTTACGGCTGGGATTGCGGACTATCTCCAGTATGTTCACCCATTTACTGAGGATAACGCTGTTATCTTCAACCGCAATTCGATCCATCTAATGCTCGGGCTGAGCGGATCTATTGCGGATATTTCTTTGAAGGAAATCACCCGCGAGGCTGGGTTGGTGGCGCAGAAGAGTGTGGTTACGATTGGCGACCGCATCTTCTTCCTGTCCGACAACGGCGTCTACTCCACGTCCTTCCAAGACTTGTACAACCTTCGTGGCGCGGGGCTACCCCTGTCTGACCCGATTAACCCGCTCATCAAGCGGATCAATCCAGACTACGCCCACAACGCTGTGGCAATCTACCACGACAATCGTTATTGGATTGCAGTACCACTAGATAACAGTCCGCGCAACAATGCCATCCTCGTCTACAACCTGTTGAATCAGGGCTGGGAGAGTTTGGACATCATCGACCAAGAGGGCTGGGACATCAGCAACCTCATCGTGTCTGGGGCTGGCGGCATCAACAAGCTCTATGCCGTTAACCGCTTTGGTGGCGTGCATACCATTGATGAGCGTGTGGATGGATTCGACTACATCTACACGGTTCCCGGCGGCGACTCTATCCCGTACCCGATTGAGTCAGAGGTAGTTACCCGCCAGTATGTCTTTGACGACGTTGGCCGTAAGAGCTTCAATGCCTACGAGGTTCACGTTGAAAGCTCTGAGTATGAGCCTAGCGATGCGGACATCACTATGATTTCCGAAAACATCGACAAGGAAGCCCCGATGTACTCATTGGCTGAAAGCCTTGAGGAAGACCTGCCTATTGGCGAGGATAGCTCTGTCCGTGGCCGTATTGGCAACATCCGCGCCTATGGGATGCAGCTAAAGTTTGTCCCCACCAAGGGCCGTCCTAAGCTCCGTATGGTCAAGCTAGAGGCTTATCAAGCGTTCCGCTCTGTTACTGAAGCATCGTAATGAAACCAATCTATGAGGCCAAGAGAATGTTCACAGAACTTGGCCTTAATTTTGAACAAGAGTTGAGTTGGTATTTAACCAACGGATTTGTAATTAGCTACCCAGATAAGTTCATCATGGCTCGGCCAATTGAGGCCGAAAAACAAGATTTAACTTGGGACCACCCAAACCCTGATTGCTGGTACATTCATTGTGTTGTGGGGGATAATTGCTTTAAGTGGTTTTTAGACCAAGACCCCTATAATTTGCCCTATGTCGCTTGGCGACGTAACAACTGTAAGGAGAGTAAGTTTAGAGTGTATAATGCTTCCACATTTAGACGGTTTTCTCAGATGAAATCACTTTAATTTATGAGTAAATTTTCAGTAGCAGCCCCGCCTCCAGCTCCAGCTCCTGTTGACCCGGGCAAATCAGCACTTGATTACATCAATGCAATGGCCGATCCGGCTTTGCAAGAGAAGCTGCTTGGAGCAGAACAACAGTTTCGTCCGCAGTATACGCAGCTCAATCTTCAAGAGATGGAGCAGTATCTTCGTGGCGTTCCGGGCAAAGAGGGGCAGCCGGGACAGGCTGGTGCTATTGATATTCTTAGTCAGGTTACTCCAAGCCTTGTAAAGGCTCAGGAAACGGCTGATCGACTTCAGCGCGATGCAGACATTCGCGCCCTTCAGGGCCAGAGCGGGGGTTACCTATCTGCGCTCATGCAGGCTAATCCCCAGATGTTTGCTCAGCTTGAGGCTGCGCGAGCAATGGGAGGAGAGAGGGATTCTTATAAAGACCTTCAAACGGCTCTTAGCAATACACGCATTTTTGGTGATGTAAACATCACGCCAGCGCAAGCCTCTCTTATTGGTGCTGCCCCCACCATGCAGGCTCAGGGTTATACGGCTGCTCAAGGTCAGGCCAATCTTCTTGGTGGTGCCCCAACGGTTGCAGCTCAAGGATATGACGCCGCCACCATGCAGGCTGCTATGCTTGGTGCTGCACCAACGATTCAGGCCCAAGGCTATAACGCTCAGGGTTATACGGCTCAGGGTTATGATGCTGCCCGCGCCCAGCGCGTTGCCGATGTTGCTGCCCAGACGATTGGGCAGGGTGCCCTTGGACAGCAGCTTTATGGACAGGCTGTAGAAGCTGCCCCTACCGAAGCCTCCGCTACGTTCCGTCGTCGTGCTGCTGAAATGGCATTGGCTACGGGGCAGCTTACCGCTGAAGATATTCGCAATGCTCAGCAAGCTACCCGCGAGGCGTATACTGCCCGTGGTCTAGAAATGAGCAATCCAGCTATTGCTGCTGAAGCTATGGCTCGTACTGAAGCTGTGGGCCAACGCCAAGCTCAAGCTCTTCAACAGGCTGCTGCGCTCAATCAGGCTTATTTGGCCGACCTCAATGCTAGCCGTGGATTTGCTACGGGTGTGTATGGTCAGGATATTGGTCGTTCGCAGATGAATCAAGATGCTGCCCTTCGTGCGGCTCTTTCTAATCAAGCAACTGGTGCTCAGATGTCGTTGGCCGATCAACAGGCTATTAATCAGGCTTCCCAGTTTGGGGCAATGTCTTCCAATGAGGCGGCTCAATTTGGTGCTTCTGCGCAGAACCAAGCAAATCAGTTTGCTGCTGCCGCACAGAATGCTGCTTCTCAGGGTAACGCCCAGCTTGCTTCTCAGTTCCAGATGGCTAACCAGCAGGCCCAGATGCAGGCCAATGCTGCCAACCAAGCTGCTTTTAATCAGGCGGGACAGTTTGGTGCTACTGCTCAGAATGCTGCTGCTATGGCTAACGCTGAACAGCAGGCTCGTTTTGCTATGGCTAACCAAGCCGCCCAGAATCAGTTTGGAATGGCAAACCTAGATGCCTTTAACCAAGCCTCACAGTTTGGTGCTCAGGCTGGAAATGTCGCTGGTCAGGCTAACCTTGAAGCCGCAATGCGTACTGCCCTAGCTAATCAGGCTACGCAGACTCAGGTTGGCCTCACCAATCAAGAGATGATGGCGAACCTAGCGCAAGCCAACCGCGCTTTCCAAGCCTCCCAGCAGCAACAGGGCATTGCCAATCTTGGCCTTCTCGGTCAGGCTCGTCAGAATGAATTGACGGCAAATCGCGCCTACCAGCAGAACCTTGTAGGAATGTATGGAGCGGCGTTTGATCCTATGGCTACGGTGCTGGGTCGTCCGTCTGGTGCGCTTGGTGTGGGTCAGGGTCAGCAGGGCTTGGTTAATAACATGATGCAAACAATGGGAGGGCAGGTGTTCGATCCCAATGCTGGTGTCAACCTTGCGCTTCAAAACCAAGCTAATCTTGGAAACTATCAGGCTGCTACTTACGGTGCTCAAACTGCCGCTAAGAGCGCAATTGCTGGTGCTACAATTGGAGCAGTTGGTGATATTGCTAGTAAGTTTGTGCCAACTCCCGGAAAGGTTCCGGCCCCCGTCTGCTGGGTGGCTCGCGAAGTATATGGCGAGTTTAATCCGATGTGGCTGGCATTCCGCGAGTGGTTGTACACTAAGGCTCCTAAGTGGTTTCTTAAGCTCTACGAGAAGTACGGCGAACGCTTTGCTGATTGGATCAGCGACAAGCCGCGCATCAAAAACCTCATCCGCAAGTGGATGGATAGCCGCATCAAATCCCTATAATTTATGGCACGCTTCGGTACAGGTATTAACCCAAGTCTTGGGCGCATCGACTACACCCCCTATATGCAGGGGGCTATTGCTGGCGGTCAATCAATTGCACAAGGTATCGCAAGTCTTGGGCAGGCTGCTGGCAATGCTATTCGCGACTATAAAAAGAAAAAGGAGGAGGAGCAAAACATTGCAAATACCATTAGTTTTCTCAAAACCAACTTTAAGAAAGATCCAACTACCTATTCTGTATTTGCAGATCAAGATGGGAACTTTGATGAAAATGCCGCAGAAGCAGCTACTCGCAGCATTGGCTCCAATGGCGTAATGTCATTTATTAACTTTACGCAGGCGGCGCAAGCAAATCGTGATGCAAAGGCCGACAAGGAACGCGAAAAACAAATTAGCAAAACCGTTAACGACCTTCTCTCTACTTCTGATCCTACTGCTTTGCAGGTTAAGATTGCTGCTTCTGATCCAGAAGCCGTTGCTCGTTATGAACAAGCCAAGCTGGATCGCGATTATAGAAAGGCCCAAATTGAACTAGCTGCTGCTCAGGGTACCAAGCTTGATGTTGAATCTACTTTAGAGGCCCAAAAGATGGGCCAAGTTAAAGATCCGCGTCCCACTCCTCAGTTTGGTTTTGAGTATGTATCTTCTGATCCAAGGAATACAACTGTTCGCGCCACCCCCGGTGGACCCGCTGACATTGCTGCTCAAGAACGCATGGCAAAGGCTCAGGAGAAGGAGACGGAAAGGACTACTCTTGAAAAGAAAGCTAAGATGGCTGAAGAGCAGGCTAAAACTTATATCTTTAGCACGCTAGATAACATTAGTAGAGCCAAAAACCTCATCGAAAATAAGGGTGCTGGTGGAGCATACGAAGGCGCGTTTCCCGGCGTCATGAATAAGCTGGGACGCCCAGAAACAATGCAGCTTATTGCATCTTATAAGCAGATTGCTTCTAATGTGCTTTTGGATCAGATTTATCGACTTAAAGAAGTATCCCCAACTGGAGCAACTGGATTGGGCGCAACCAGTAATATAGAAATCAATAAACTTAGCGAACGTCTTGGCGAGCTGAATCCAGAGCTTCCTGCTGCTGCTCAGATTCAAATTCTAAGCGATATTGAAAGGTCTCTTAAGAACCTATCTGGCAATCCAATTATCGAAAACGAATACGCGCAGTATCAGGAGGAACTAAAGAAGCAAAGCCCCGTCTATCGTCAGCAAGAGGCAAAGCGAGAAGAAGAGCGAAAGAAAGCTGAAAAAGAAAGGAAGCGTATTCAGGCTCTCAACGAAATGACCCAGTTTTTCCTCCTTAGTAAATAAATTTCCCGGTGAACAACATTAGTCCAACCCGAGATCAAGTTCTCAAAGCAGCAGATAATGCCCGTCGTGCGGGCAGGCTTGAGGAAGAGAAACAATTGCTGAAGTATGCTGCCGAGATTGGCAGCTTTCAGGAAGAAATCGTTGCTGGGAACACTACTAAACAAGTTAGTATTCCAACTATGGGGCAGAACGGCATGGTTTCTAGTTCCGTAGTTTCCGTTCCTAAGTACCC